ACCACAAATGAAAAACTTTAAACTCCTAGCACAGCAATTTTCAACACTCTCTAAAAAAGCAAAAATGGTAACCATATTTGTAGGATTAGTCGTAGGTATAATCATATTAGATTGGTTGTTCTAATGATAGATCGTACCGCAGTTTTAGGCATGAGTGGTACAGTTGCCACTTTTGGTCTGTCACATTTGGATGATCTATTCGGATGTATAGCAGGTGTAATCACAATTATTTACATGGGTAGAAAACTCTACCAAGAAATAAAGAAGAAGTGAATGGCACGTTATCGAACAACAGGCAGACTAGATGACCAGGTTCTTCAAGATGGGGATCGTGGATTTCGTGGTGTAAACTCATACCTTGAAGCAACAAGTTTAGAATCTGGATTTGTACAGACAAGTGAAAATATGCGCTTGTCAGGTGACTTGGCAGAGGTACGCAAGGGTATCGACTTCCTTGCTGGTAGTGTAAGTTTAACTTACAGTGCAGGTACAGAGCAGGTATTTTGTTCAACACTCTTTTCAGATCCAGCAACAGGCACTGAATTTGTTGTGGCTGCAACACGCACAAAAGCAATCATTTGGAATGATGCAAACAATAGTGGTATTGCAATTGATTATCCTGGTGGTGAGGTAGTAGCTACCGCAGACAATCCAAGTTTTGTACAGTCACTTGAAAAGTTAATTTTATTTCGTGGCAAGAATAAGACTCCACTTGAATGGGATGGAGATTTTAGCTCGCCAACTGACTTTGTAGTTAAAGCAAATGGAAGTCCAGGTGCAGGGCGCATACAATGTCCAAACACAGACTTTGGTGTATTCTTTCGCAATCGGTTAATCATCCCACAACCCACAGATAGTAACTATACAGTCTTAATGTCTGACTTGTTAGACACAGATAATTATTACGCTGCTGAATCACAATTTAGAATAAATAAAGGAAGTGCAGATTTTCTTGTTTCTTTTTTTCCTTACCAAGAAGATCAGTTGATCGTGTTTTTGAGAAATTCCATCCATATGATCAACAATATTGCGACAACCTCCGCATCTAACACATACGAGATTACCCGTCAGCATGGATGTGTGGCACGCAAGTCAATCGCACAGTCTGGGCCACAAACATTTTTCCTGTCAGATAATGGGGTCATCGTCCTGTCACCAGGCACAGACCCAGCAAAGGGACTTGGGGTAGCTATTAGTAAAGTTAGTGGTGAAACCATACCCATGACCAGACCTATACAGGATCAATTTGATGAGGTTAACTTTGCACATGCAGATAAGTCATGCGGAATCGTGTATGATAACGCTTACTATCTAGCAGTACCTACAGGTAGTTCAACAGTACCTAGTAAAATTTTTATCTTCTCACTGCTTACATCCACATGGACAAGTGTTGACGATTACCCAGCAATGGCAGGCAGCTTGGCATTTCATGTAGATGACTTTGTGATTTGCTCGCATGGATCTAATCCAACAAGACGCAGACTATTCGCATGTAATGACACAGGTTGGTATCTCATGGAAGAAAACTCTATAGATGATAGCGGACGCAAGATAGGTAGTACAAGTGAGTCAGGTACAACTGCAATCGCAGGTAAGCTAGTATCCCGATCCTTCACCTTTGGAGACATCAGCGTAAAGAGTTGGAAGCGTGGACAGGTTGGTGCAAACACAGTTAATAACGATGCATTTAATATTAAGGTCAACACGCTAGACCCGGATGCAAGCACAACAGTTTTAAGCCACACAGCAGATGGCACGGAAGAAGCACTCTTCCGCTTTGGTACGGGTCGTACCCGTGGGTATGGGGCTAGTATTGAGATCAATGTCACAAGTGGCAGACCGAGCTTTAGACATCTAAGTTTGGAAGCAATAGGAGTGGGAGCAAATGCAAGACGTGAGGTGGCATAATGGCAATTACCTGTACAGTAACTCGTGGATTTACTTTCGCAACAGGAGTGGATTTAAGTTCAGCGAATCTAAACGAGTTGGGCGAGCCAACAGTTACAGTTCCAAGCGTAACCGATACAACAGTAGTGCTAAAGAGTTTTGCGGTTGCGGATCTACCAAGTGCTGGAACTGCGGGCAAAGTGGTCTACTGTACAAATGGGGATGGTGGCAGTCCATGCCTGGCATTAGACAATGGATCAGCATGGTTAAGAATAAACTTAGGAGCAGCAGTCAGTGCAACTGATGCAGAGGAATACATAATCGCAGAATGAATATACTAGAACAGGCAAAGGAATTTTACGACACCACTAAGGGTGACATGTTTAAGGATTTAAGTGCCTATGCAGCGTATGGGTATGTATTTATTACACCACAAACCATGTTGCTTGGAAAAGCAGTTAAGTCAGATTCAGACAAACATCCTGATGAGCAATGGGGTGTAGTTGCACCAGATGCATGGTATGTAAAAACTGCAATCGGAGAGAATGCAATTTCACAATTTATAAACAGTATTCCATACCCATTACCTTTTGTTGGGTGGATGAGACAATTAAAACAAAAACCTATTAAGTGGTACGACTTTAATAGAATCAATCGGAGGAAATAATAATGGGAGGAGGGCCAGACATAAATTATCCAGCGCAACCATCTTATGGAGAAGGGATGGCAGACGCTCTTAAAGCACAAGTCGAATTACTTACAGGCACAGGTGACTTTGCAGGTACAGGGTCACTTGAATCTTTGCTTCCACTTGAAGAGTCGATTCGTAAGAAGACTGCACAGACAGACACAGACATTCTTAGGCAGACTTTGCTATCAGATGATGATACTATAGTTGCTGACGATCAAGGTCGTATTCCGGAGGGCTATAGGACACGCACAGGAGATGTGTCAGCAAAAACACAAAAGGTAACTTCTGAAAATCAATTTGAGGTTTATGTAGACGGGCATCAAGATTTACTTGATCAATGGAATGCAGAGCAACAAGGAGATGGTGCTAAAAGATCAAAAGATCAATTTGGACGTGAACATTATGAAGTATTTGGCAAGGATGAAGTTGCAAATCCTGCTATACCAAGGGAGTTTCCAGATATTGGAAGTGTATTTACAGAAAGTGGCACAGGCATAGGAGCAACTATAAATCCAGAACCTATATTGTCAGAACCAGGAACATATAAACCGAATGAGGTTATAGGACGTGGGCAAGGTATGATCGACCTTTTAGGTGACAAGCGTGACATCATTGAGTACGAAACACGCACTGCAACAGAAGCAGATGTTGCTGCTGGACTAGCAGATGAAGTGGGTGAGCAATTTGTCGCTCAGACAGACAGTGCAAGACAAGCTGGATTTGATGAGAGTGGTAACTTCTTAGGTTTATCTGCATTTGGAGAAGACATCCAACGCGCTAACCTATCACGGCAACGAGAAGCAGACCTGCAAGATGTGTCCCGTTTATCTCCGCTATTCACAGACATCATGGAGGACTACAAACCAGGTACACAGAAAGCACTTGGTGATGCACGTACAATCCTTGCAGAACAAGCAGATGCACTCACAGGTGCAGGTGCAATAACTGTACCATCAGATTCAACATATGGTGGTGACCTTGGCAGACAAAGCCTAGAAGCTGCAACTGCATACACACCATCAGCAAGTGTAACAGGTGGTACATATACAGGTGAGTTAGGTGCAGGTGATGACGCACTTCGTGGCGCACTCCTTGCAGATGCCAAGCAAGCACTTGGACAAGGACTTACAGATCGTGAGCAAAGACAAATTGCAGAAGCTGCTCGTGCAAGATCCACAATGATGGGCAGAACATTTGACCAGAGTGGTGCAATAGCAGAAGCAGAAGCACGGGTTGCTGAAGACAACCAACGCAAGATGCAGAACCGAGCATTTGCACAACAAGCACTTGGTCAGGAAGCAGGCTTACAGGAAGCAGATTTAGGTCGTGGTATGCAGGCTCAACTTACTAACCAGCAAGCCACAAACCAAGCACTACAAGCTGGTATGGCAGCAGGTCTGGGACAGGAACAAGCACAGGCACAACTTGCCCAGGCTGCCAACCTAGCCGAGCAAGGACAAACACAACAAGCTGCTCAGTTTGGTGTGGGTGCAACGATGGATGCCCAGCGTGCAAACGAGCAACTTAAACAACAAGGCATACTAGGATATATCCAAGCTGCCGGAGGACTAGCTGCACTAGAAGATCAAACCACACTCGACCCATTCCAAGCAGTGCTTGGCAGAGGAGGAGGAAACGCATTACAACAAGGACAGTCTGTATTTGGACAAGCAGGATATGGTCTGCAAAGCGCACCACAATACTTAAACCCAGAGTCAGGTCTTGGATTCATACAGAACCAAGCAACGAACGCAGCAAATATGTACTCCGCACAGGTTGCAGCAGATGCAACTAGACAAGCAGGTATGATGGGTGGCATTGGTAGTGCGCTTGGTGGACTGTCAGGTGGCTTGCTAGGTGGATCAGGAGCGCAAAAGAAAATATTCGGTAACTAGGAGACAAACATCATGGCAAAACCATTTTTTAGCGGAAATTACGGATCAGCGCTCGCACGGGTCGATACTCGACCCATTGTTGAGGCAGGCAAAGCACAAGGCCAAATGTATGCCAATATGGGCAAGCAGATTGGTGGCATGATTAAGGAGTATGGGCTTAATAAGGAGAAGCAGGGCAAGCTAACAGATAAAATTGAGAATCGTTTGAAGTTAGATCCAAGCATTGCCCAACGCCTTACAATGTCAGGCGATGAGGATTATGATAAGACGAATATAACTGACATGGAAAAGCTCACCAAAGGTGAACTTGGATTGAAAGGCTTGCAAAGATTAGACAGTGCTATGGCAACGCTTAAAGAAGTTGATCTACAAAAAAATGCAGAAGAAGACCGAGAAATGAGAATAAAGCAATCTCTTGTAAATCAAAAACTCCTTGAACAAGATTTAAACAATAAGAATGAGTTGCAAACTCTGAAGAAACAAGGCGAAGATCGTAAGGATAAAGCATTCGCTGGTTTAATTAGTAGAGGAGAAGAACTAAGC